TCAACGCTGCCACGCCGTTCAAGCCACGGATGTTGGGGAAGAGAGCCGCGAGGGCTTCCTTCGACCCGCGAGTGGTGGCAATCAACTCTTTCAGCGTGCCAGCCATGCCGAGTGTCTTGATCGCGGCCTCGGATGACTCGAAGCCGATTTCACGCATCGCCTTCCGCATGGCGACGGAAGGTTTCGTGATTGCGGTGATGATGTTGCGGAACTGTGTCAAGCTTTGCGCAGTGTCCGTACCGCGAACCGAGATCGCCGCAATTGAGGCTGCGACTTCTTCAAGCTCAACGCCCAAGTCAGCGGCGGCCGGGCCAACTCGACCGAAGGCGTTCGCTAACTGAGTGGCTGTAATACGCCCTAAGTCGATCGTCTTGAACATGATCGACGAAACGCGATCGGTGTCCTCGACATCGAGGTTGTATGACTTGAGCGCACCAGAGAGCAGATCAACCGAGTCAGACAGCGTGCTGTTTGTCGCCTTGGCAAACTTGGCTGATTCCCCCAGGAATAGAGTGCTTTCAGCAGCACCGGTAATCTGGTTGCTGATCGTTTGGTAGAGGCCCTCGGCGGCCTGTAGCAACGGGATGTTGAACTGATCCGATACGTCACGAACCTGCGAGGACAGCGTTTCAAACGACCGACCGCTATCGTCGATCGTCTGAACGAGCGCAATCCTTCGTTGGAATTCGATAGCATCTCCTACCGTACGCCGGAATGCGTTGCGAAGCTGGCTGAGCGCGCGGACGATAGCCTGCGTGAAGACGATACGTGAAAGTAGCTTCAGGCTCACCGTCATTCGGTCAACGCCACTTCGCACATCGTTTGCGGCAGTGTTCGTTTGCTTGCCGATGCGGATCATCGCATCGCCAACCCGGATGGATGCGTTTCGCGCAGCGTCACCCGTTCGGCCTAACACCTGGACCGTAGACTGTACGGCTGACGCCGCTGCCGCCGCATCGGCGGCCGAATCACGGGCGGATTTACCGCCACCACTGATGTTGCCTACAGACGCTAATGCTGCTGCGGCCTTGTTGGCGTGCGTGGCTATCTGAATCAGCGCAGCAACAGTACGCCCAGCGTTCTTATTGAAGCCAGTGAACTGCGCAGCGCTAGACTGCAAGCGACTCTCGAAAGTCGCCATCGCTTGATCAAGCTGCTTCAGCGTGCTGAGAGCTTGGCTGGCATCAAAGCCTAAATCCTGACGAATCTCTTCGGCCATTAACCGACCTTGATCTTCTTGCTCTTCAGGCTATTGAACGGATTAGGCAGTCGAACGCCGGCTGCAACACGGAGAAACGCGAGTCGGCCCTTTTCTTGAAAGTGGTAAGGGCCTGGCCGCAACAGACGGGAGAAGAGAGTGGGGTCTGGAGAGATATTGGCGTTGTTAAACTCGTTGTAAATCAGATGGGCGAGCGTCGTGCTGTACGTGAAGAAGTACCGCCCCTGATCCGAATTTATTTTGAAATCGCCATCACCGTGACGCAGTCCCAAGCTCACTCGATCAGGCGCGACGCCGGCTTGCTGAATATTCAGCGTGTAGCCGATCCGTCGTGCCAGATGGAGAAACGTTGCGGCCGATGCACCACTCCATTGAGGAATCTTGTCGGCAGTGGCATTGAGCCACTCGAATGCCGCCAGAGATAGTTGCTCCATTAGCTCGTCGTGAAGTGCCTTTCGGAACCTCTGAAAGTCGATGCGTGGAGCGACGAGTGTCCCTGTAAATTTCATTGGTCGAGTCCAGCGCCTTTACCGGCGTCCCTTCGATCGCTTTCTGGGCTTACCCAGGGGCATCCGTGCCCCGGACAGTAGAGCTTCCCGCTCACTTTCGTCGTGATCGCAGAATTGATCGAAGGCGAGAGCCAACGCCTGAGTGAAGGGGCCGCAGTCTTCCCAAGAGTCCTTGACTCCTGGTGGCCTTATGCCGAGACGGATGCAGGCTCGCCAGATTGCGAATTCCCCGGTTCGGTACTTGGGGAACAAGAATTTTCTTGCGCCTGAACTCGACCACGTAGAAAAACCTCGCGCGCCTTCACGAGCTTATCCTCGTTCAGCGCGTTGGCGTCGAGCACCAGTTGGATGACCCGTTGCACTTCGATGTGCGTCAGCCCGGCGCTTTTCAGTTCTTTCTCCCACCCACTCCAGGTCTTCGGGTTGTCCAGCCTGACGCTGTCCCATTCGATCTGGCTCGGCTCCAAGGTCTTGATGACCATGTAGGCCAGCCGTTGATCGTTGTGGCTCTTGAGCACACTCAGGTATCCGGCGTCTTTCTCGTCCGGCACAACGCCGTCCTTGGTCAAGATGCCGGGAGCTTTCGGCTCTGGGCAGAGCGCGAAGAACGTATCCATGTTGGGCACAGCCTGTGCGCGAAAAACGAGCGGCTGTGGATCACGGGGTAGGACCAGAATCTCTTCGGAAGGTCCAGAAACTTGCACGCCACCAATCTTCATTTGTTGTCTCCCTCGCGAGGAATATGATGAAAAGACGAAAAGAAAGAGCCGGCCAGCGACCGGCCGGCTCTTGTAAGAAGCCAATTGAGCCAACGCTTATGCAGCGCGGGTGATCGTCGGTTGAGTCGCGTTGCAGCGACCCGTCACCGCGATCGTTGCGGCAGACAGATCGAATTCAAGCGTGTCGTGTCGGAAGTCAGGAAACAGAGTGATTTCCTTTTCGGCCGATCCGCAGGGCGGGTCGTGCTCGATTTCCAGATCGACGGAGTACGGTTCGCACGGATCAGCAGATGAACTGAACCAGTCAGCGGCCCCGCCGATGCCCTTCAGAGCGTCCACCGGGGTTGTGCTTTCGTTGGTGCCGGTCTTCACGAACTCGTACACAAACTCCAGGTTGAGTTCGAGCGGAACTTCGTTGCCTTCTCGAACGGTGTCGAGATCGCCACGGTCAAGTTCGTACTCGAATTCCTTGGACTCGGTATACGTCAGATTGCCGTCGCCGATCTTGATCTCGATCTGCTGGGGCAGGAACGTGATTACGTTGTTGTCGGCAGGCAGATCACCAGCGTCCAATGCGGGGGTGAAAGTCAACTGCCAAGTGACGCCCCCTGGCTGCGGCGTAGTAATCGTGATCGTGTCCGCGCCGCCCATCAAGTCAACGTCGGTGCCGGTAAGCTGAGCGACGTTGGTGTCGGCGTAGACACCGGCGAACTCGATAATCCAGGTGCTCGCCACGGGAGACGTGACAATCACATCGCCGGGTGCGATGTTGGACAGAGCTTCGAGGGCTGTCTGAACCGCGCCGGCGGTTGCGTTGTACACGATGTTACCGGTCGTTTGACCGTTGAACGTGAGGGTGAAGTTGCCACTCGTTGCATCAACAACAACTTGCTGACGTTCGTTGTTGTTTCGTGCCGTCACGGTGAACGTGGTCAATGTCGGCGTGCCCACACCAGCAATGGTGAAGCGAGCGCCAACGGGGACGACCGTTGAACTGTTGGGAATACCAGCGAGCGTGTCGATGTCGAGCGATGTTTGGCCGCCAGAGATCGACGTGTCGTTTACGAGAGCGGTGCCACCAAACCCGTCTTTGATTCGGATTGTGGCATCGCGGAGTTCGATTCTTGCCATTGTTGGTTGCGGTGCCTAAAAGGTTGTTGGTGGGTGGGTTTAGGTGCGGGTAATCGTCGGTGAGGTCACGTTTGCACGGCCCGTTACCGCGATCGTCGCAGCGGACAAATCGAATTCCAGCGTGTCATGCCGGAAATCTGGGAAGAGCGTGGTTTCACTCTGCGCCGAGCCGCACGGAGGATCGTGCTCGATTTCGAGATCGACGGCGTAGGGTTCGCACTGATCCGCCGCAGCGCTTACCCATTCGGCAGCGCCACCGATACCTTTGAGGGCATCGACCGGCGTAACAGTCTCGTTCGTACCAGTGCGTATGAATTCGTAAACGAATTCGAGGTTGACCTCGACTGGGACTTCATTTCCTTCGCGTACCGTATCCAGATTGCCGCGATCGAGTTCGTACTCGAATTCCTTAGATTCCGTGTACGTCAGGTTGCCTTCGCCGATCTTGATGTCGATCCGTTGCGCCTGGAAAGTGATGACGGCATCATCAACGACGCCGGTCGCGAGGACAGGCGTGAAGGTAATGCTTGTCGTGGGGTTGGGGCCGACGCGCGCCGTCACAGTATGAACCGGAGTGCCGGTCTCGCCTGCGATCGTAAATCGAGCGCCGACGGGAATCTGTGCGGTGAGTGTGGTATTCAGCGCCACTGTATCGACGCCTAAAGTGCTGTCACCCGCCATGATGCTCATGTCGTTGACGAGTGCTGTGCCGCTTAGCCCATCCTTAATTCGGATCGTGGCATCGCGGAGTTCGATTCGTGCCATTGTTTGTCTATCTCCGTTATTCGTTCAGGTACATGATGAACCGCGCATCCACGGCAGACTGTTTGACGTGG